GCTCAAATCTTTTTCGGGCGGCGGTGTGGCCGCGACGGGTTTTTCGTACGCCGCAAGAGACTCGCGCGTAAATGTGGGTTGCACTGCGTGCACAAACGGTTCAGCCATGTTATTTTTCCTTATCGAGCATTAACGTATGCACGAGACGTTCTCACCAAATCAACATTTTTACGCAGATTGGGGCTGCGTTCCCGAACTCTGTTCTGCTTCTGCGGCCGCCATCGGCTGCGCCAGCTCTTTCGCATCGAGCAAATTCTTGAGGTGCAAACTAGCCGCCTCTAAAACCTGTTTGTGCGACTCAAGCCCTGCGTCTTTTACTTTCTGCTGCGCCAAGGCGGCCTTCGCGCCGTCCGATGCGGCCAGCGCCTGGGCGCGCTGCGTCTCCGCAACCTGCATCGGGTTCGGCTGTGGAGGCGGCGGCATCTCCGCCTCTTCCTGCTTCGTCGGCTTCACGATGCCTTTCTGAATCAGCGGGATTCGCATGCGGCGGACCATTTCATCCGTGTCAGGCGAATCGATCTGCTTCACCAGCAAGTCGCCGGTCAGTTCACCCAGGCCCGGCACGGTCTCGGAAGCCTCAATCATCGTCGAGAGCATTTCCTGGCGTGCGGTCTGGAAGCTCGGGCCAATCGTCACTGTGCAATCGTACGCGCCTTTCTTCAGCTCGTTGACGAGGTCGTCGCCGCCGGCATCGTGGTTGATTTTTACCATCTTCTCGACGCCGTCTTGACCAATGATCCGCACAATGCGCGCGGTATCGTAGGTCTTCGGGATCATGTCGAGGCCCATCTCCCACAGGAGCTGCACCGCAGAGCCGAATCCATCGATGAATTCAAAGCTCCCCAGGTCGGACCTGCGCGTGTGCTGCACAAGCGCTTTTCCACTAACCCGGTTCATGTCTTCTGCATTGCCGAGCGCCGGATCAAAATACCCGGTCGTGGCCTGAATATCGGACAGCGCCTGCTGCGAGAGCGCGAGCGCGGCGCTGGGCACGTCGATTGGCGGCGTGCGCTGCGGCATGCCCTCTGCACCAATCGCCTTGGGATCGACGTTGTAAGGCAGATACGGGCGGCTGGCGGTGTTCGCCTGGGCCCACTCGTTCTCATACCCTTTGATCATGGTCTCAGTGACCAGATACGGCGCCTTCGGAGTGAGAGCGCTACGCTCGATCATGTCCGAACCGCGGCTATTGTAGCTGCGCTGCGCGTCTTTACTGTGGCGGATAAGGCTCTGCAATTTCTTGCGGCCTTCGATGTTGATGTACCGCCCGGGGATACGAACAACCGGAATGCGCTTCCAGTCGTAGAAAATTGGGTCGCACAGGAGTTCAGCGCCGTTGCACTTCACCCACATGACGCGCCAGTGCATGACATCGCGGGTACGCTTCACGCGGCCGGTTTTGATGCCGCTGGCCTCAAGATGTTTGTCTACTGCGCGAGCTTCCTCGTCGTAGTCAATCACGTCGCCAGTATCAAGTTCCGCAATGGTTTTCTTGAACGGCACGCGTTCGTAGTATTCAGCGATGCGTACTTCGTTGTCCGCGAACCAACCGCTACCGTACGAATCGCGCGAGATGTTGATGTTGTCCAGCGATACGCCAGGATACATCGCTTCATGTTTGTCTTTCGAGATGCGGTCGGCGATGATGCACCATTCAGCATCCGCCGCGCACGGGTCGTTACACTCCGGATCCCAGATCACAGTCTGCGGGTTCGGGATATCAAGAATCTCCAACACCTGATCGAAGGTGTCGTCGCCCGCGTATCGAGGGTTCATACGCATGGCGCCAAAGCCGCCGGCCACAGCAAACTTATACTGAGTTTTGTATATCATGTCGGCGCGTGAAGCCTGCTCGATGCTGCGCATCAAACCGCCGAGAATGTCAGATACCTCTTCACTGGCGCCTTCGTTGGCCGGTCGGACCTTGCCCGCGGGTCGCGTCTGCCGCATATCGGCGACCACGAGGTTCACGGGCCCGATCAGACGATTGAACGTGTAGCAGGGTTTCCCTTGCCGCGCGGCGAGCACTACCGGATCCCACTGCCCCTGCGCTTCGGAGTTATAGACGAAATTCAGGTCTTCGGAATGCAGCCGGCGGTTTTCTTCAAACGCCCCTGCGCCGTCGAACAGCCGTCTCTTGATGCGGTCAAGAAGCGCCTGCGGCTCCTTGACAGCCGCATACGCGTCGCTGTCTGTCATCTTCTCGCCGTCGACCGGCGGAGAATTGTTCGGCGGCACGTCCTCGTTCATTTATGTTGGCAGCCACTCCACGAGCGCGCGTCGGCCTTCGCCGAGAGCCAGATCCAATTGCTCCTTCGGAGCGATGATCGCGTACGTCGGTACATCTCTCCAAACGCCGGTCAACTTTCCGGTTTTCTCGTCGCGCCGGGCATCCTGATAGCGGATGCGCACACTGTTGCGCAGCGCCGGATTCATGATCGTGACGCTCGTTGAAATGTTCGCCATATTGCTCACCTCTAAAATTTGCATTGTTAACCTGCCCAAACTGAAGGCGGCACATAGTTGAACCAAGGTACGCCGCCCGGACCCGCCGGCTCAACCTTGCCGCTGTCGACTCCGGTCATGACGTTGTACCGCAGAGCGTCCATTAAGTGGTCATTTTGCTTTACAACTTCGCCTTTTTCATTGCGGCGGTAGAGTCGGTATTCACTGAGCGTGTTGGCGCACGTGCGAAAAATCTTCAGCGCGCCTTGGCTCATCAACTCCCAAACTGCGTAGATGCCGGCTTCGCGAGCGTTGACGGCCTTCTCGATGTTCAGACCGAGGTCTGTATACATATCGAATAGTTTCTGGCCGTCGATCTGGGATCGCCCGCGCGCCGCCGGATCGACGGCGCCGGGGATCCAGAGACCTCGCCGTTTTATGGCTGCAGCGTGCACGCTGGGTTCGGCCTGACCTCGATAGTATTCGTCGTAGACGTAGCACGTGCCGGTGTCGCGATCCTTCGCGATCCACAGCGCGGCGGTGCGGTTCCAGCCGACATCGAGCCCGTAGCTACGCGTGAAGTGCTTCGGGATCGGAAACGGCTCGCAGACCAAATCGCTCTCGAGTACCTGGTAAATCGCACCAGCGCCAAGTTGCGGTGTGCCCTCACTACGCGAGGCCCGTTGCCACGGCGGTATGCTGGCAAGCATGGCTTTCTTTTGGGCGTCAGTGATGTGTGGAATGTCATTCCACGACACCATAACGGTAGCCTTAGCCATCCAGATTCTCTTCTGGCGTCGGCTGCAACTCTGGCAAGAACGAAAGCATGATCGGGGTCAACCCCAGAAGCGGAGTCGCGGTCAGGAAAACAAGCCCGTCAACAGTCATGGTCCGAAGAAGCGATTCTGTGTAAATCTCGATGGGGCTCTCTTCGTCCAAATGAACCACCTGCTGGCTGGTTCCCTGATACGCTTCTCTACCCTGATCGTACGATTTGAGCTGTACTACCGACACGCCGCCGGATACGTGCTTCACAAATACGGATTCCATCGCATCAGCGAGTCCGTGCTTAGGCGTCGTCCGAATGATAGAGTCGGCCGGAATCATTCCTGTACCGACCGCACTAGGATCGCCAGGTTTCCCAATCAGAAGCGACTGCATAATGTCGCGCACTGATTTTGCAGTGTCACCTGCGGTCCATGCGCTCACGGGATCGGCGAAGCGTCTCCCTTCCCACCAATCTGGATACGCGCCGGTCAAATGCAGCGTCATCTCGAATCCGCCGGCCAGCGATTTTCCCGAACGATTTCCACCGAGAAGCGCTCTTTCGTTAAACGTAGCGCCTAATCGAAAGAACTCCATCTGCTTCGCATAAGCCAAGCGAACTTCCGGCGTATCAAAGTAGGTCGCTATTAGGTTCCGCCGCTTGCGGCGGTCCTGCTCCTTCAACGTCTCGAGCATCTTCAATTTGTCGTTGCGGCTCATCGACTTCAGTAAATTCGCCGTCGAAGATTCGTCCGCGCTGTTTGCTGACAAGTCGAGTAAGCTGGGCGTCGAGCTGGGCATCGGTCAATTTCTCCGTGACGGACATATCGACCTTGATACGTTCGCCGTACTCACCTGGCCGCTTAGCCGCGAGAATTTTTTGCAGAAGTTTATCGTTCCCGGCCAGCGCTAACTGGTGGGCACGTTCCTCGAGCGCATTGAGCGCCAGCGGGGTAGCAACTAGGACGGCATCGGAGAACTCGATGTTGCGCTCGAGTTCGCGGAAATATTCTGACGGCGTGACGCGAATTGCATCGCGCGCGGTGGCGATATCGCCAGTATCAATGTAGACTTCGATCAACCACTTTCGCTTGTCGTCTGTCCAGTCGAACGGGCCGGTCGGTGTCGGAGTGCGGCGAATCTGCAGCCGTTCCTCGAGCGCGTTCACCGCGTTGCGGAACACTTCGGAATACGACATGCGCGCCATGACCTGTGCTTCAGTCATGCTGGCCTGGCGCGCAGCCGCGTCAATATCTTTCGTGCCAGCATACGCGCTGAGAAACAGCTTCTCGTATCGATCAGGTTCAATAGGGGCGGATGTCACAACGGCAGCGGTAGGCGTTTGCTCAGCGCGTTGAGTATAATTACGCGGTGTATACTCCGCGGTGCCCCCGGCCTTTTGACCGATAGGTGTTTTGCCGCGCTTGATGCGGAAACAATCCACGCAGACGCTGGGGTTCGACACGTACCGCGGGGCAACGTGTCCATACCGACACGGAACCCCCTCAAAAAATGTCGGCCAGCCGCGCTGTGTCGCCTCGCTTAACGGTATGTTACGCGTAGGCATGTAGTTCATGCAATCCGGCGCCCCGTCTTTGTTCAACGGAGCAATCTCCGCAACTTGTGCGGAGGTTAGGTCGACTAAACTCCGCGGAGGCGGCGCAATCTTTTTCGGGCGACCGCCGGCCATCAGTGCGGCGTCTCAGCGCCCGACATGAAGTTCGAATTCCGGTCGTAGCCCGCGGACTGCTGAAACATCATCGCCTGGCTCTGTGAATCGTTCGTGGTGCCGTAGATCGCACCATCTTTGATTATCAGGAGCGGCACGCCTTCAAACTCCCACTCGACGATCTGGCGAAAACTGAATTCCACGTAGTCGCCTGGTTTCACGCGATTCGGGCGCGGCGGCTTGTTCATGATCTCGCCATCTTCGAACCACGTCGGCGGCCGTCCGGGTACGCCTTCAAAACGCGTCTTGCGGCGCCGGTCTTTGCCGGGCCCGACAGCGATCACCAAACCTTTCTGCAGCATGACACCCACAACAGCGAGTGTCGGGTGCTTATATTCGATCCTCGAGACAATAACGCGGTCGGCGAGCGGCCGCAATCGTGCGCCGAGCGTCAGCAGTTTGCAGACGCACTCGCTGTCCTGAGTGACGCAGCGACCGCACCTCACAGCAGCACCATATCGCAGTCGTCTTCACGCATGATACGGATGGCGACGCCGTCGAACACGGATTCCATGCCGCTTGTCGCTCGAAACGCGATGTGGTCGTCGACCGCAAGTTCTTTGCAGTCCGGGCCGACCGCGAGCACCCGGCCGCGCAGACAGCGCGACCAATCAGGCATTACGACCTCGCCGCGCGGCGGCTTTACGCTGTCGGGGCGCACTGCGATCAGCTCGCCGAGCAATTTCATCGGGAAAACGGCCATGAGTCTCACCCCAGTACGTTAATTTGGAACCTGAATCGCAACCAATTCGATGACGCTGACAGAGTTTCCCTGAAATGAGGCGCCCGTGATGGTGTCGAGAGCCGTCCAGTTGAACGAAATCTGACAAATCTGCGAGCCCTGGTACGGATACGTCATCGGCAACTGCGCGCC